CATCCCACCTGTATTATAATTCTGCCCCTTCTTACGAGCAGGAAGAAAGCCACGTAATGCTCTTGTACTAGACATTATATTTCTCCTTCCAATTGTTTAGGACTACTCCTGAAACGATGGAGTACGTCCTTTAAATGTTCTCGATTTGCTATTATTAGAAATAGGCATACGAGCATTAGATGAGTTCATTAATTGTGCATTAACAGCATCTAACATATCATTTGCTTTACCTCTATAATGCTTTCTTTTGGCCTCTAGCTTTACTGTGGGTATCTTACCCAAAGCAATGTCTCCACGACAGACAACTCCAGCATATCGGCCTTCTTCTCTCACGACAGAAGTTGCTCCCATCTCAGGTACTTCTTCAGGAGTAATAAATTCCCATCCTTGCTGTTGCTTCTTACCAACTTCCTGATAGTCATCCTGACCGTTAAGAAGTATTCTTAACCAGCCTAGAGATAGACCCTGTTGCCGAAATCTTTCTTCAACAGCAGGAGGTATGTAAGTTGCATTTGGTTCTTCAAAGACGTATTCTGTTTCCTCTCTGGTTTCGTTTTCCCTTGTCTGAGAATTACGTGATTCAATACGTGTCATACTTTCTCCTTCCACGTTACAGTTTTATTGCTGTGTACTCACCTTCAGCATCTTGTACCTTCAGTTTTTCAGCAGCATATTGTTCAAGGGGTATACCCCAATTATTGGCAAGCCTTACATCTTCTTTCGTTAGCTTTACCTTTTTATTGGAGCTAGGGGTTGAACGTGAAGCCCCTGCTACCACTTGAGCAGGTTGTGACGGATGTTCCTGCACCGATTCTTTAGTAGTAAACTTATGTGGAAATTCCGTTTTAAGTCTACTATCAATCTCATTATAGAAATCAGGATCACTTGGATCAAAACCCTGTTCCTTTAAATCTGCATCTAAAGCTAGAGCAGCAGCAGTCATTATTCTATCTTGACCAAACCAGCTATTCTCTGGTTTCTGTGACCATTCAGCAGCTAAAGGATCAACTTGGGGTTGCTGTTGTTGTTGTTGCTGTTGCAACTGTTGTAGTTGTTCCTGTGTATATTGAGGCTGCTGTGGTGCTGCATCTTTAAACTGAGCTTTAGTAACATTCAGAGTTTTCAAATCATTTTGAGCATCATTTAAAAACTCTTGTGCCTTTAATATCTTTTCTGAATTTCCTTCTTCATGAGCCGTAGCATAAGCTGCCCTAGCTAGTTCAAGTTTATCTGTAATCTGCTTTTCATTAGCATCCAGATTTAACTTACTGATATTGTGAAACTCTTTTTCTCTTGTACTTAAACGGGTATTCAAAGCTTCATTCTGTTGTATTAACTGGGCAATCTGAGCATCACGTTCTTTTCGTTGACCTACTAATTGCCGTATTCTTTTCTGAGCACCCTTGGTTTCTATACCATCTAGCTCTTGAGGGTCTTCTGCTTTCTGTTCAGGTTCTGGCTTTGACTCTGGTTCTTCTGTTTTTGCCTCTACCTTTGGTTCAGGTTCTGGAGTTGCCTCCTCTTCCTTTTCTACCTCAAACTCTACTTTTTCTACTTCTTCTGTAACTAGGTGGTTCTACCTCAGTCCATTCTTCATTATCAATCATCGTCATTCCTTTCGTTGCTTACGAAGCATACGGGTTTACGTATTACTATATTATACTACATTATAAAATATAATGCAAGTACTTATGATCCACTTGTTAAATTAAATGTTGGATCTAGATCTCGTGGATGTTCTACTCTACATATTACCTGATCATCAAATAGTAAGATAAGCCTTACAGACTTATAGAATAGTTTCTGACCAGCATGTTTAGCATAACAGACATAATCTCCTTCCTGACACCAAGCTCCAGTGGGAAATCTATCTTCATCATAATAAGCTAAATCTCCTATAGAGAGTACTCTTCCTACCGTAGTAAGATATGCCATATCATCCTTGGTAGAATCAGGAAGCATAATGCCACCCTTTGTAACTCCTTTTATACTTACGGGCCTTACTAGAATATGAAAGCCCGGTATTTCTGGCAAAGGATTTGGATCTTTAACTTCATCCTCTGTTATCCACATATCATTCTTCATTGCATTTCCTAAATGTACCTGTTGCATTTACTCCTCTTCTTCATATATACGACTCTTTACAACAGATGTAAAGGTTTGCCTAGCCCATTCAATTCCTTGAATATGACCAACCAATTGCTTATAATGAGCATATGTTTCTGCATTACCCTCACTCATAGCATTCTTTAATCTGTTTAATTCATCGTTGTAGGTTTTAATAACTTCATCCCAAATTTCCATTATTTAACTGGACTTGGGTACTTCCATGCAGAAGCATCGGTCTGGTTTAGAACACCTTTTTTAGCTCGTTTACCAGCACCACCATCTGCAATAGATTTCTTTGTATAGTCACCATATGCACCACCATCACCATTCGGTACATGTGTTGGATAACCACCTTTTGTCACACCCTTAACATCGTTAGGGTAGTGTACTCCTTGATATTTAGGCATCATCGTTCTCCTTCTTCTGCTTGGGTTCTTTAGAAACAACATCTTTTATAACGTCTGCTATTTTAAAATCTCTTTCTCTGGAATCTTTATCTTGCATAGCAGCTAGACGTTCCATAGCTTTAATACGAACAGATTCTATACTGCTATCAATTTTTTGCTGATCTAGCTCTGCTTTAATAACAGAATCCATAGCCTTTAAATTTTCCTGAGACTCAATTTTATCTTCTTGCATAGTAACCTTAGAAAGGATATCCAGAGCTTTCATAGTTTCTTTACTGGATCTATCCATGTCGTTCTTTTCTTTCTTGAGTTCTGTAGTCTGTCCTTGAACGTGAGCATCTATAGTTAGCTGTGCCTGTTCCAGTTCAAGTTTCTGAGCATCCAAGGCAGCATCAGCAGCATTCTTGGCAGCAGTAATCTGTAACTTCTCCTGCTCCAGTTGTAGCTTCTGAGCTTCAATAGCAACCAGTTGTTGTTCAGGAGACTGAGATTGACCCATTGCCTGATTAGCATTAAGTACTTGCTTGGCAGCTTCTGCCATAATAGCTTCTGTTACGTTTGGTCCTTGCTGTCCTACTTGCTGCATTCCCATTTGAGTTATACCATTCATCTGTTCCTGATATTTCAGAATCATATGCTCCTGTATGTTTGCTTCTAGAACAGGTTTAATCCTTTGCATAAGAGGATTAGCACCATTCATGGGATCTTGCATATAGGCTGTCTTGACCTGTACATGAGCATCATGGTTCTGTCCGGGGAAAGCTGCAATGGCTACTCCCTTAACTGCTCCCATAATATCTGATACAGGATCAAGTGGTTTAGGTTTCTGTTTGGGTGGAAGGATCTCTTCCATATTAGGCATGTTGGCAGCATTTAGAATAGTTCTATTCAAAGCTTCCAGATTAAACATACCGGGAGGTGATTGCTGTGCCATTTGCATAGCCATTTGTGCAATCATAAGACGATGAGCATTAGATGGAATATTTGGATCACTGACGGGGATCACATCCACTCTTCCATCAAAGTCGGCTTTAAATATGTTCCGACTTTCATATGGCACATCATAAGGATATTCACTTGGTAGATAGTCGTAGTCTATCCTAGCCAAGATCCTAAATTCATCTCTCTGGGATTTATGCAACCTCTTGTGGATTGCAGAGAAGAATTTACTGGATGCTTCCAGTAGTGCCATAGTTGTACCTACGGGTCCGTAAGAAGATGCTTCCGATACAATTTGCTCTGTACTGTCGGCAAACTTCTGACCTGCTGCTGTTACAAAACCCAACATCTGGAACAAGGTCGAGGAAGGCTCTTTGTAGGGGAGAGGAACGATAGCCTTTGCCAAGTCCATACCTGTAGATTCAACTTCTTTAAACTCACCGGGACTGATAGGATCATTGTCACCAACCATCCTAACACCCTTTGCCTTAAAACCTCCCGGCAGATTTGCAAACTGACCTGCATCAACAAGACTTCTCATTGCTGCTGTTGCACTCATGGTAAGATTACCAAGGAAGTGCATGAGGCCAAAACCATAGAAACCAAAACCGGGAACGAACCTATAATGTACAAAATGAGATATACGTTCCTTGTTCTTATCCTCCAATTTATAATTTCTACGTATACAAAGAACCTTACGAGATTGCTCCTCTATCGTAACGATATAAGGAAGTGCAATTCCTTCTTCAGAGTTAGGTTCTTCGATCTCTAGGAAACAATGCTGTTCCAATAAAACATATTGTGGATCTGTATCCATTGCAGGAGACAGTCCCAATATCGTATCCATCTTGGATGCAAAAGATGTAGGTTCAGGACTAGATGCTTCTGGTAACTCTGTATCTGAATAGATACCTGAACGAATATCTTTTGCCAGATCAATGGGACTACGATATATTACATGTGTATACCTGTCTGCCTTGGAAAGATTGCTGGCATAGTAGGATACATAGAATTGATCAATAGGTACAAATTCTGAGACAGGACGTTTCAGATTTGCATCATAGTATACTTTCTTGAATGCAGAACCAATCAATGGTAGATGGAACAACATTCTTTCAAACTCATCAAAGTATTCTGGCATCTGCTCTGTGAGCTGGTAATTCATAAAGTTCTTAACACGATTGGCTTGCATGTCACGTTCTGGAGTGGACTTGCCAAGTATCTGTGTCTTGATTGGACCTGCTGATGGGAACAATTCCTGTGAGGCTTTACTCTGGAACTTAACGGCTGATTCAATTAGTAATGGATGTACAGCCGTACATGCTCCTTCAAATGGTTCAGATGTTTCTTGTATCTTCAGACCAAGTAGATCAAAGCCTCGTTCAAACATTGACTCCCAATCACTACGGGAATTTTTATCGGCATCGTAATTGTTATAGACATCTTCGGCAATCTGGTTAAGTTCTTCATCATCTAGTTTCTCTGCCAGATTACCATACCATTCCTTTACTGGTTCTTCGGCTTCCATCTCAACAGTAGTTGAGAAATCCACAATTACTCCCCCATCAGGCTCTAGTTCAAATGTTGCTTCCTGTTCCTCATCCACACTTACAGGATTCATGGGAACAACATTAGCCAGTTCCTTCTCTATTCTATCAAATGGATTTCGTTCTGTTGCCATTATATTGCTTTCATATTATGTGTGTAAGGATTACGTTCTACTACAGAACCACCTTCTTTATATACCATAGCATCTCCAAATACAGGATTCTTTGCCAATACTAGTGGTCCAACTTGTATTACTTCTGATGCTGATTCAATCGGTGTTACAGCTTCAATTTCTTTTCCTGCTTGATTAAACTTTCCTCTTGTATAGAAATGTCCATGCCTTCGTGGATCATATCCTACTTGAACCCATTCAGGATCATCTATTAAATCTTTTACTTTTTTTATTAGTTCATCTGGATTATGGTTCTTCCAACCACCTTTCATTACTCCAAAAGGTTCTTTAGTTGCTTCACCTGTTCCTGTTTTCATTGCTCTCTTAGTAGATGGAGTAAACTTAACATCCGTTAAATAAGCACTTCTGCCATATATTTTTCCACCACCTGAAGGTGTTAGTGTAGCTACCCATTTATCAAAATCTTGATAGGCATTAATATCTAATCTAGAAGTTGTTGTAGCTCCTTCTTCAATAGCTCTATTTGCATAAAGAATACCACCTTCTAATTCATTAAAATCTTTATCAAAAAGTTTTCCTTTACCGGGACGTAATGAAAAAGCTATTTCTTTTTCTGTTGGTATATTCTTTTTTATAGACTTATCCCAATCATCTGCTGAAATTTCTTTTATAGGTTTCAATTCTTGAACAGTTTTTTTATGAGCTTCTACAGATTTATTTCCTGTTTTTATATCTCGTACTGATTGTTGTAATTTTTCTAAATTTTCTCCTGATATTTCTCTATATCCTGAACCTTCGTTAGTAGCTTTCCAATTTAAAATATCATCAGTATTTATATCCAATACTTCTTTTGTAGATTTTGTTACATCAACTTTAGGTATATTAGTAAATACTTTATCATCTAAAATTTTAGTAGCTGCTTTAATACCAGCCTTTGCACCTCGTATAGGAATACCAAGACCGGGGATCATACCCAAGGCAGACAACCCTGTCATAGCACCCATTCCTAACATTCGAGGAATATTTCCTTCTTCCAAGGCTTCCTTTGTTTCTCCTGCAAACATGGGAGTTTCATAAGCAGCTATGGCATGGCCTGTACCGGGAGCTACACCAGCTACGATTTGTGCTCCTATAGGAAGTTTTTCAAATTTTCCATATGCTTGTTCAGCTATAGAAGGATCTTCAGGTACAGGAGTAGGTTCAACTTCCGTGGAAGACACACCAAGTCTGTTATAAAGATTATTCAATAATGATGAATCTACTGCCATGATTTCCCCTTCCCATTACACTATTATACACCTAAACTCTCCAGTATGCAACCCTTTTTTTTCTACGAGGTTCATCTTCCCAATCAGGATCATCAGGATGAGACAGATGCCATGACTCTTTCAAGTAATGAATTGCCATTGTCAAGGCATCTACCTGATCATCATGAGCAGCATTTGGAAACTGTATAAGTTCTTCCATGAGATCGTCAGCCCACTTTTTATTTTTAGGTATCCACACTCTTCCAGATTCTATCATGGGAGATGCTGCATAGACACGACTAACCTTATCCCTATCTGGTAAGTATTCCAGAACAGGTAGGCCAGATCTTCTCATGTCCTGTATGAGAGACTGTCCACTGGCTTTCTTCTCTATGATACAGACATCAGGCTTGTAGTCCCTGTACATCATCTGTGCCATTCGTCTGAGTTCCGGGTATTCAAACCTACCTTTGATGTTGCCCAGAAGAATAAGGTTAGACATAAACGATTCTTTTCCCATATCGTCTTCAGCATAGAGGGAGAATATGCCCCATGTCTGTATGACAGAGAAATCTGCTGTAGTCTTGGTGGAGAATGCTGTGTCATACGTTTGTAAGACAAAATCACAGGTAGGAGGCTCGTTATTTTCCCACCATTTTACCCACCTCTTTTTAATTAGACCCCCTTCTTCTGGAGTAGGGTTCTGCATGTACAGGGCATTCCAGTATCTTGCCCCGTTGGATGCCTTAATTTCATTTTCATCTATTTGTAATAATTCATCTGGTTTCCATTCTGGGAAATAAGACGATCCCTCTGGAAGTTCCAGTAATTTTGCAGCCTCATCATCCAGCCATGCTGGTATCTTTATAACATCCCACGGCAATGTCTCGTATTGATCCATTTCTTCCTGTTGTTTCAAGAGCCAGCCACAGAGATCATCATAATGATACCTTGTATTAATGATAAGTATGGAACCATTGGGCATTATACGTGTTCTTAGACCAGCAGGATACCATTCCTTGATATATCTACGTCCAGCTTCGGAATAGGAGTCTTCTTCGGACATAACATCGTCCAGAATTGCTATGTGTGCTCCTCGTCCTGCAATTTGACTACGTACACCAGCAGCATAGTAGGTGCCACCAAGGTTTGTTTTCCATTTTCCTGCTGCACGAACATCGGTTCTAAGGGAGACACCTTTGAATATGTCTTGAAACTTCTCATCATTGACCAGATCCCTTACAGATCTACCGAAATCACTGGATAACTGGTCACTATGGGACACTGTTAGGATCTCATGTTCAGGATGACGACCAATATACCATGCAGGAAACAGTTTGGAACAGATAACAGACTTAGAACTACGGGGAGGGAGGAAGACCATGAGCCTTTTTATCTCTCCAGACTCCAGTTTATTTAATTTATCAGAGATTACCTCTATATGTTTACCCATTTTCCAATCGGAGACAAGACTTGGAGCCATTAAACGTATAAAGGTTAAGAAATCTTGTTTAGATTCTTGCTCTATAGTAGTATTTAATAGATTATTAAGTTCTAAGAATGGTAATAGTATGTTTGGATTATCTTGATTAACTTCTATATCCATTGAAATCCTATAATTGTAAGGGAAAAGTAAATAATAATAAAAAAATACTAGTAATATAAGTATCCTTAGTATTCTTTATATATTATAAAGTATATTATACATTATATAGACTCTCTTTGTCAAGTATTTTTTTTGAAAAGTTATAGACCCTAGTATTTTTGGTAAATATATGGCATACCCATATTATGGAACACAGGCATGGGGTGATTCTTTGGGGTGGGGGATCTAAATATATTATGGGAAATTCAAAAATCTATGAAAATGGATACCTTGCCCTATTTTTAAGCACTCTAGATGATTGCCCAATATTTAATCATCAAGCAAGAGAGAGTTGCATATATACCACACCACAAAACTCCTAGAATATGGCTAAATTGTGTTGTTATTGTGTTTGAAATAAATCGTCATTTTTTTATATTTATTTTAGTCTAGGCCTTGTAATTGACGATATCGTACCTATATCTATATTAGTGTTAATCAATAGGTGATTTATGGAATACGAAGATTTAAGCAAAATATATGATTCAGTTGGTGACTATTGGTTTGACAGCCATTTTGGCACCCAACGGGAAGGAAGTATTTCCGGTTGTTTAATGATGGTTGCCACCAAGCATGGCAAGGATGCCATTTACCATGCTACCCGATACATGATAGATTTGGGTTTTAATGTAGGCTCATATGCATTAATGCAGGAAGAGTATGATATCGACTAGCAACCCCTAACAATCCCCAACAACCCTTGGCTATTCAATTAGCAAGGGTTTTTTGGGTAGACACATAATTTTTTATAAGGAAAAACTAAA